TATCCACAATATTTTGGCGGATGAACTCAAGGTGGTCAGGGTTAGCAGTTGTTACGATGCGTGAAGCAACGAAGACGGATTGGTAGGAACCGTCTGGTTGAGCAACTGCTCTGCTGTCAAGGATACCAAGATTGAAACGGTTCTTGTTATCCCAGACTTTGTTAACACGGGCATTCTCAAATGAGAACTTATTCATGACTATCTCCTTTACACTAGGGGACTTTTCCCCTAGCACTAAGCGCAAGGGGAAAATCCCAATGCGGTAACCAGTAATTTACTGATTACAAAAACCAGACACATCAGCCAGAAGGGAATTGTCAAGCAGCCTTTCCGCTTGACAAGGAATGAATGGCTGACACTAAAACTTAACTTAATCTGAGGCGCCAGTTTACTGACTCAAGCGCCGAAGACTGCTATCCGCTCAGCCCCCTTCTATTCAGTATAGTAGGTAGCAGTAGCAGACTAGGGTCAACTCATATTGACCCCAGAGTGTTTAATGGAGAGTAGAATCAGTATATGTATCTCCAGAAAAGATTTTCCCGTACAAAGTATATCCCCCATACCAGTATCCTTTTGTCCTATTTTGTACTATTTTTGAATAGGCTTTAAAAAATATTTAGGCCAAAAGCGTCCGTTTTGGCCTATTGGACGGATTAATACTATATAGAGGCTGTTTCTTTTTAACAGTAGCAAGTCCTTTGGGGACTTGCGTTACAGACTGTATATAAGAACTGTTACAACTGATGAAAACGGGACAGGACTATGACTTTTCAAAAAGGGGGTAATAACCCCAGAACCCATGCTATGGCAGGAGCAAAGGCTAAAGTTTTAGCCTTAGTGGCCGAAGGCCACTCCGTTCATAAGGCTATGGAAATGTGCGGCAAAAAACCTGACACTGTAAGAATCTGGTGTCTTAGGGATAAGAAGTTTGCTGCTGACCTAACAGAGGCTAAGGCTACCGCAAAGGATGCTTCCCTTGCAGCCCTAGGTATTCCTAAAGAAGAAATAGATTTTCCTAGGTTCTCCGAAATTTTTTTACAGCAGAGGGTATTCCCTCACCATCAGAATTGGATTTTCTTACTAGAGGACAGAGAGCCTTCATAGCTGCACCCTAGTATGGTTTACGAGAAGGGTGACCCAGCCCGTCTCTTGGTTAATGTGCCACCTGAGCACGCCAAGAGTACTGTCATCACCGTAAACTACTCCACATATCGTATCGCTCTCAATCCAAATATCCGCATTATCGTGGTTTCTAAAACGTTAATCAAAGCACGAGAATTCGTGTACGCAATCAAGCAGAGACTCTCCCATCCACGTTGGTTAAAGTTGCAAACAACTTTTGGTCCCGAAGGTGGTTGGAAAGAAGATTCAGACACTTGGCGAGTTGACACCGTTTACCTTGGGAGCGATGCTAGAAATTCTAGCGAAAAAGACCCTACCATCCAAGCACTTGGTATGGGTGGACAGATTTATGGTGCCCGTGCTGACCTCATCATTCTTGATGACTGCATAACTACAGCAAACGCACATGAGTTTGATAAACAGATTAACTGGTTACAAAAAGAGGTTATTACCCGTCTGGGTAAAAATGGTAAGTTACTAATCGTAGGGACACGAATTGCACCGCAAGACTTTTACAAAGAAATCCGTGAGGCCAAACATTGGTCTGGTGGCAAAAGCCCTTTTACTTATATGGGCATGCCTGCTGTTTTGGAATATTCGGAAAAGCCGCAAGAGTGGAAAACGCTCTGGCCTAAGTCGGATTCTGCCTGGGATGGGGATTCTGATGTTCCTGACGAAGAAGGACTTTTCCCGAAGTGGGACGGCAAAGCCTTATTCAGACGGCGCAGTGAAGTAACACCATCAACATGGGCGTTGGTTTACCAACAAGAAGATGTTCAAGAAGATTCTATGTTTCCACCTGCAATCGTGCAGGGCTGTATCAATGGTCAACGCAAACGTGGCCCGCTGAAAGCGGGAGCCGTAGGCCATCCCTCGCACATTGAGGGGTATACGATAATAGGGTTTGACCCCGCAATGGGCGGGAATGCTGCGTTTGTGGTGACCACATACAACAGACATGACGGCAGAATATATGTTCTTGACTGCGTTAATATGTCAGAACCTACACCACAGAAGATTCAAGAAATCATCGAACACTTAGTTGACAAGTATAGGCCACAGGAATTACGAGTAGAAATTAACGCTCATCAAAAGGCTTATTCACTAGATGATGATTTAAGAAATTGGCTGGCAGCGTATGGGTGCCGTTTAGAATCTCACTTTACTGGTAAGAACAAGTGGGATGCTAACTTTGGTGTAGCAGGTATGTCCATGCTAATGGGAACTCTGCGAGATGATAAGTTCCAAAAGAATAACGTTATTGAGTTTCCTTCTACGGAACACTCAGAGGGTATGAAGGCTTTAATCCAACAGTTAATAACTTGGAAGCCCAATACTCGAGCAAAGACTGACTGTGTTATGGCTTTATGGTTTACCGTGCTTAGAGCAAGGGAATTCATGGTCCAGACAGGTAACATGCAAAGATATGCAAGAAACCGCTGGGCAACCAGAGCACAAACAGAACGAAGATACTCAGTTAATTTAGACGAAGCCTTTGCAGAGCAATGGCAAGAAAACTACGGATAAGGACACATAATGGTAAATCCAATCAAGGCTGTTAAGGCTGTTAAAAATTTTCCTGGTGGTAAAAAAGGTCGTGCAATAGAAAACAAAGTACGTAAAGAATTTGGTATGTCTAAGGGGGGTACTACTGCTGGCAAGGCAAAAGTAAATAAAAAAGTTGAAAAACTTGACACAATAGCAGATGGTCGTACTGGTGGAAATTTAGGATATGTTTACAAAAAAGGAAAAATGATAGAGGTATTTGGCAATCATTCTCCTATTAAAGTAAAACCACGCAACATTGGTAAACTGACAAAACGAATGGCCCCAAGTAAAAAAAGAGAAATAAAAAGCATTAATAAAATTATAAAAAATCAAGGCAAAGCAATTAAACCAAATGTTATGGTAAATCCAAGAACCGCACCTAAAGTTCCAGTAAAGAGACGAGGCAAGTAATGCCAAACCCAATTAAGGCTGTTAAGGCTGTTAAGAAAATTACTACTGGTAAAAGAAAAGCAATTGCTAGAGAAGCAACAACTGGAAGTGGTTCTCGCAAGGCTGGAAAACAAAGTAATAGTTTTGTAAATCAATTGGCGAAATCTGTTAAAAAATCTGGTTCAACACAACAGCCAGCAGATTATGCGCCTAAGTCTGTTGCTACTGGTGTCAAAAAAATAACAGCAGTAAAGAGACGGGGCAAATAATGGCTAAGTCTAAGAAAATGGCACCTGGTGCTTTTAAAAAATCTAAAACATCTCCAGTTGCCCCAGTACTTTCCGATTTGTTTATTCCTAAAACTTTAGGAGATGCTGCTATGTATGCAGTGCCATGGGCTAAAGCCACCCGTGCCATAGGCGGTATTGGTAAAAAGGGTGCTAAGTATGTAAACAAAGTTTATAGAAATATGGGTAGATAATTATGGCAGTATCAAGAATAGGAAAAACTGTAGCAAAAAAACTTGCTCCAAAAACTAAAAAGAAACCTCCTATTAAAGTTAAGAAACCTCTTATTAAAGTTAATTCTAATCCAAATAAAACTCCAGCAAAGTCAATGCAAAGAGATGTAGATGCTGGGAAATATAGTTGGAGAGATAATATATTTAACTCTAGAGAAGGAACTGGTTTTTATGGAGAACCTACATATAATCATAACGCACCAATAAAACCATTTAAAATTAAATCAAGTATTCCTAAAAAGCGTGGTAAATAATGCCTGTATCAAAGATTGCAAGTATCATTGCTAAAAAACGTGCTGCAGATATTGCTAAGAAAAAAGTAGCAAAGGTACCTGCGGGTCAAGCCCGTGCTGTTGCTAGAGAACAAGTTCGTGGCAGTGGTAATACAGGTAGAAAAATTAATAAAAGAACTGGCCTTACTCCTGAAGAAAGAAGTAGATTAGCAAAAAAATCTCCAGTTAGTAAACAACAGGGTCGTCCTCGTAATCCCGAAGATGTTAGACGTGGTAGAAGTATTGCCGAATACGAGATGCGTATGAGATTAGGTAATCCACCAAAGGCTAAACCATCTAAACCAGCCAAAAGAGAAGTTTTTTTAACTAGAGGTAAAAGTATTGCTAAACGTTCTGAAGTTGAAGAAGTAATGCAAAAACGTTTACAAAAGCAAGCCAAAATAAAAAGAGCCGAAAAAAAATTTAAAGATATGACACCTGAAGAAAAACGTATTTTAATGATACGTGCACAGGTTAAAAGAGCCCAACGTGATGAAAATGCTGGTAGAACTAAATATGGTATGGATATTACTCCACGTAAACAACTTGATGATAAAGTTATAGAACGTGCTAAAGAATTAACCGCTCAAGAAAAAAATGCAATTGCTAGAAAACAAGCACTTGAGTTTGCACAACGTAGAGAATCAGATAGACGTGCTGCGGAAGGTCTTAGAGCAAGAGATAAAATGATTAAAAATAAAATGAAAAATATGACACCTGACCAAAAAAGAAGATATATAAATTATCTTAAAGAAAGTGGTTGGTAATGCCCAACCCTAAAAAAATAATTAAAGGTGTTAAGAAATTAACTAACAAGCAAAAAACTTATCAAATTCGTGGTGCTGAACAAAAAAGAGAAAAAGAGTTAGCAGAGCGTGGCGGTAGAGCATCTTCCGAATTTATTGCAAATTTAAGAAAACAAACATTTCCCCATTTATACGAATAAGGGTAGGTAGATAATTGCTAAGTATTCAGCAAATTGCAGCAAGAGTAGATTCTCTTAAAGACCGTGCTGCCGATAAAGACGCAAGAGCACAAGATGTACTTGCTGTCCGTAAAGGCAAGATTGCATCTGTCTATCCAGAGTTTTTTCCAGAAGGTGTAGACGCAAATGTCGTTGCAAATTTTATTGACATTGTTGCCCGTGACTTGTCAGAAGTTATGGCACCACTTCCTGCGGTTAACTGCTCGGCCGCTAATCAAGTCTCTGACCGTGCTCGTTCTTTTGCCGATAAGCGTACTCGCATTGCTGCTAATTATTTTGCTCATTCAGATTTACAAGTGCAGATGTACACAGGTGCAGACCACTACATTACATTTGGTTTCGTCCCATTCATCATTGAATTAGACGAAGAGGCAGGGCTGCCACGTATCCGTATAGAAAGTCCAATTGGGGCTTACCCAGAGTTTGACCGCTATGGACGTTGCATCGCCTTCGCTAAAAGATATGAACTGTCAATTGCTGAGTTGGTATCCCAATTCCCAGAGTATGAAATACAACTCTTGGGTAGAGATGGATATGAACAAAACTTAATGGCAAGAATTGACTTTGTTCGTTATTACGACAAAGACCAATCTGTCATTTATGTTCCTAGCCGTAGCAATCTAGTCTTATCTCAAGCGGTTAATCCGCTTGGAAAGATGATGGTTGTTGTTGCTAAGCGACCAACTATTGATAATGAAATGCGTGGACAATTTGATGATGTCCTAGGTATCCAACTGCTTCGCAATAGGTTCGCATTACTTGCGATGGAAGCAGCAGAGAAATCTGTTCAATCACCAATTGTTGTCCCACAAGATGTTCAAGAGATTGAGTTTGGCGGAGATTCTATTATCCGCACAAACAATCCTGCAGGTGTGCGCCGTGTTGAACTGCCTATACCTGGTGGTGCATTTACTGAACAAACATTACTGCAACAAGAGTTAAGAACTGGAACTCGATACCCAGAGTCACGTACTGGTAATCTTGATGCAAGTATTATTACTGGTCAAGGCGTTCAAGCCCTTATGGGTGGCTTTGATACACAAGTTAAATCTGCTCAGGCTATCTTTGCTTCAGCCCTTAAAGATGTTATTTCAATCTGCTTTGAAGTAGATGAAACATTCTTTGACTTTGAGAAAACAGTCCGTGGTGTAGATGCTGGTTCTCCATACAGCATTGACTACAAACCTTCTAAAGATATTAAGAAAGATTACTCAGCCGATGTTCGATACGGCATGCTTGCTGGTCTTAATCCAGCGCAGGGACTTATCTTCATGCTACAGGCATTAGGCGCTAAAATTATTTCTAAAGACATGGTTATGCGTGAACTACCATTTGGTATTAACGTAACTCAAGAACAAGAAAAAATTGAAATTGAAGAAATGCGTAACTCTTTGTTAGGCGCACTGGGGGCATATACTCAAGCAATACCTCAAATGGCAACACAGGGAATGGACCCATCTGACATTATTGTAAAGATTTCAGATGTAATTAAAGCCCGCCAAAAGGGAGTAGCAATTGAGGATGCAATTGAAGAAATCTTCAAACCTGAAGAATTACCTCCTGCTGGCGCTTCACAGGTTGAGCAAACGTCCCCTGCTCCCGCTGCTCCAGTAGGAGGCATCCCTCCACAACAGCAACAAGGCGGACTACAAAGTCTTTTATCTAGTTTGACTGCAGGTGGTCAAGCAAGTGCTAGTGCAAGGACAGTAGTTAGAAGATAGTTTAGAAGGGGACCATGACAGCAATAGTTGGAATACAAGGTAAAGGCTGGGCTGTACTAGGTTCAGATACTTTAACTACATATACTGATAGACCATATGTAGCCAAAGGTTGTGAAAAGATAGTTAAGGTTGGCGAGTATTTAATTGCAGTTGCAGGTGATGCAATCGTAGGAGATATTCTTAATAACTTATGGCAACCGCCTAAAGTAATTAAAACGCAAGAGCCAGATAGATTTATGATGATTAGAGTATTACCATCTATAAAACAAACTCTAACTGAAGCAGGATACGAACCAGCACCTAAAGTAAAAATAGATGATGACCCTGGGTGGGATGCATTAGTTTGTTTTAATGGAA